CGAATGTCTTGTTTAATAATCATTTAGTAGGCTCTTCGTCTTTAACTAACGATTTATACAATTCCCATAATTTCCAATCAATGGATTCTAGTAATTGATTTTGTCTAATCATTAGTTCTAACAATTGATCTTGTTGTATGTCTTCTTCTTTGCTTACTGTAGGTTTCACAGTGCTTTTTTCTGTTTTCATAGTGCTTTGTCCTGCTTATATTGATTCCAGTCTGTAAACTTACTACGATCCATCAGTGTGTGTAGACTGTGGGACCACACACCGGGATTAGTTGCCTTAAAATCTTTATCATCTATTTTAAGCATTGTATTATAATTCCAAAGTTTTACATAAGGAATTGGCACTCTTATCTGTGGAATAAAGTTTGCGTGTTCGTTTAGACCACCATCGTGAAATTCTTCTACTGCTGATAATGGAATGTCAAGACTACATAGATAATCTTTTTTAAGGAAGAATTCGATCATGTCTTCCCAAGCCTTCCAACCATCATAGTCGTTGAACGAAGGATTAAAACTGTGATTAGCGCCAAAAAAGATGTGCTCACATCCGTGTAAGTTTAATGCAATATTGTCGACTGGTTGAACTCCAGTAACAAATAGTGTACGCAAGCCAAATGCAGGAGTATGCTCTACCTCATTGCCAATAAAGAAAATTACGTTGTCAGCTACACCGTCTGAATAATCACGCTTCATTTTTCTTGCCTTCTTCGTATTGTTTAAAAAGCCTAGTCACTGGTTCCATGCGTTCTTGAAATAAATCGGGACAATTCTCAGCCGCACGTTTCATATCCCAGGCACTTGGATAGTGTCTTAGACACCACCGGGCATTATCTTTAATTGCTTTAGGAACTCGAGGAGTATTTAGGATCTCTACTAAGAACTCCTGAGTTTTTACTACAGCACGATATCTTTCGTCGGGTAATGTCATTCAAATAAACTATCAAAAGTTGTAACAATAGGTTCTTCGTTCTTAACTATTTTTAAGTCAGAAAAATCTACATTAGGAATACCAAATTCTTCAGCCTTAGTGTGTGCATTGACAGTCTTCTTGCCAGTTGCACCACGTGTGCCGATAATAGTCATCCAAAACTTACTGTAATACTCAACGATTGCATTGGCATCGTCTCTATTATCACAAGCAAAGATTGCATCAACTACATCCTTATAATACACTCTATCGAAGCGTTCGTCAACTAACATGGCAGGTAATTTGCCCAAATCATATTGTCGATTGGCTTCTTGTACTGCGTTCAAGTGCATCCAAACATTATGTCCCATCATTAGTGCATAACTAAACGAATCCCACGATGTCTTGCCTTCTTTACCATTTTTATTTAGGTCGCCTGGCGCATAGATGCAAATTTCTTTCATCTGCATTTGATCAATAATCGGACTAGTTTCAAACTTTTCAAATATACCATCTTGTAATACAGCATCTTTAAACAAGCGGCTGTCAGTGGCATACTTCTTATCATCCGCACTCGCCTGCATACGATAGACCCATTTAGTACGATCTTCAGTTTCTGTGTTGATATAAATCTGTCCATTAGCAGTGGCTAAGAACGGACTTGCACAGTCAAACGATATAGTAAAACTTGGATTATGATACTTACGAACAGCACGTTGAATGTCTGTTAGTAGCACAGCCCATTCAAGTTTACTAGTACCTAAAAAGTGCATCCAGTCATGTTGACCCTGTTCTAACAGTCCGTCAAAGCGTAGAGCCACCAGACGTTTGAGTACAAGGTGAATATCACACATGTTCTGTCCACCCATGCCCCAGCCATTAAATGCTTTGTCCCCGTAGATCTTAGTATCGCAAAAGTCTTTAACCTGTTGGTACCAATCATCTGCTTGATCGTGTGTTTCACCTTGTAGAACATTTAAGAACTTGCAGTTGCCATTACGATGTTTAATAAAGTATTCGTTATTAAATCTAGTGGCATTTACTGCCTGTTGATACGATTCAATACCAGTTGCCTTACGTCCTGCGGGACTACGTTCTACCCATGCTGGAATATCAAGCACCATACCATAGTCCATAAGTGCATCCATCCAAGTCAATACTTGTTCACGCTTCTTTTGTGCGGCATCTAAACGGGCTTGATACAGTTTGGGATGATCTACTTTGGTGTACTTGGGGTTCCCATTCTTATCAGTCTTAGGATCGCCAGTAGGATGCAGTTGTGGTACTAGTTCAACGCCTTTAGCATTAACTTCTGCCCACATGGCAGCAACTTCTGGACCTGTAGGATCACGCCATTCGCCTTCCCATACACCTTTACCAATCTGGAATCCACCCGAGTCACCTAACACCCAAGATGTATTGCGATCTCTGTTACGAAACATATCTTCAGTTTCATCTGGTTTGGTAAGATCTAAGTTAGCATGTCCTGCCGAATACAAGCAATGATCAAAGTAAAACGCACCTTTGTCTGGATTTAGATAGTTGAGACTTTCTACACCGTTAGTTAGACTTGGCGGTATACGTGCAGGATCTACGTAGTTTCCATAGCGTTGTTTGCCTATGAACGTTGAGTAGAAACCTGACGTAGCCGGCAAGAAGTATGCATAATCGCTTTGCTGTGCGGTCAGATTTTTATTCATTATTTGCTCTGTGCTGGTAAAATATAGTTGTATTCAGCAAGCCCTGAATCAACTGTGATCTGCATAGCACCTTGATCAGTAATACGCATAGTGACATCACCGCCTAGATTTAAGATGCTGATAACTTGAGTAACCGGCCATGCCCAATTGTGTTTAAATTTAACTTTAACATCAGACTGAAATGTAAAACTACCTGCGTGAGTACTGGCATCCCCAAAGAAGAAAATCAAGTTACCGTTTTCAGTTTTAACTTGGAACGTAGTTTCGTCACTGTGAGCATGAGCCTGTAATTTAAGTCGTTGAATACTGGCAACACTTGGTTGAAATTCTACGTCCCAATTAGCACCTTTAAACTTGGCAGTTTTTAATTTCTCATTAATAATTTCGGCCACCATGAATCGATAATCATTGACAAAGTCTCCAATGGTATTTTCAAAATGCAATCCAGTTGGGATCTCTTTGCCGTTGCGTTGCTCTCTAACTACTGCAATTTTTGCATTTTCTTTGTACTCTGGATTTTTCAAATGCAATGCCAACTTGTCTAAATTAGGCATTCCAAATACACCTTCGAATTCGTCAACCAATTTATGTGTCTTTGCCTGCACTACTACTGATCGATCTTCGGCGATTGATTCAATAATGGTTTCGCTTTCGCTGGTAATCTTAACCAGAGGCAAAAAGCCTAGACTATGAGTATGTGCTACGATGTCTTGTAAAATGTCTTTCATAATAATTCCTTTGTGTTAGTATATAGGTTTTTTTGTTAGAAGTCAAATAATTTATTAAATGTATTTTTTTCTTCGGTGCTCTTGACGTCCCAGTTTAGAACACCGATAAGGTTATCTAATTTGTTGTCAATAATCGTCTGTTCCATTTCTTCGTGATCGAATGGTAGATCTTGAAACCATTTAGGCAATCTCAGTTCATCTACAGGATACGCTACAGATGTGTACTCCAGCGGATTTGCTTTTAGTTTGCACACAATGACCTTTTGTCCGTCTGTGATATTCATGGAGTATTTGTCATCATACATGCGTTTGAGAGTGTTCCAGTTGAGACTTGCTCGAACGTGTCCTGGCATATTGGTCTTGCCTGCCTTTTCTTCTTTGCCTCGGTATGCCGAAACATTGTTAGCACGTTTAGGCGAACCTTTTTCCCAACCGGGGCGGGCTTTGAAGTTAGTGCGGAATTCAGTAATATGATCCAATACTTCTTGTTCGGTAGTACCAGTTAAGACTTTCTCCAACACATCACTTAAAAAGTTTTGAATAAATTCTGGCGTATCACTACGTTTCAGATCCAGTCCCATGGCTTTGATCTTACCTGGCTTGCCGTCGACGTCTGTTCGTTTTCCTTCTTTGTCGTAATACAGTACTGCATATCTCTTTTTAGTAATAAACAGTCCTTTTGAGGCAACAATTTCTCGACCTGCTTTAATAACTTCACCACGTGTCTTTGGACAATGAAATGCATCCAACATAAACTGTGGGAATGTGTTATTAACTTCGTCGGCGATTTGATCATAAAGTTGAATAACAGTTTCTTTAGTCCACGGAATACTACCTTTGTCAATTTCTTTTTGTAGAGTTTTGTAAGCACTAAAGTAGCATGAGTCTGTGTCACCGTAGATAATTGCTTTGCCACGATAGTCGTAATCGCCTGTGACAATTTCATTTACTTTACCGGCCATGTGTTTGACAATTTGTCGACCTGTTAAGGTAGTTGACTGACCAATTCGTTTATCAAAGAACCTACAGCCTGGGTTAAGAATAGCACCGTACAAACTGTTCAAGTTAATCTTTTTAACTAACTGACGCTTGTCCCAATATTCTTCTTCTACTTTGTTGCCTGCTTTGATACATTCTTTGAGTTTGGCCTGCATCTCTTTACGTTCAGCATACCAACGCTTTAACAGTCCGGGAATGATACCTTCTTTCTCGTAAGTAAAGATTGTGCCATTTGCACTTAACATCCAAGGCTGATTGCTTTCATAAATCAAATGATATACTTCGGCAGCACTTAATACATCCTTGTCGCCGTTTTCCCAATCAATAGTAATGTCAAACGCTTTGTCTTGACGCATCACTGCATCATATTCCATACTGCCGAACATGCCTTCCCACGCTGCCGCAAAAGATTTTTTCTTAAGCGTGGTTTGCTCATTGATATATTCTTGAGTTTGTACCGGACGTAGTTGTCCCACAATGGTTTCTGGGCCCATGTTTAACGCACGAATCGCCGACGGATACAGACTGTTAATGTCTAACGATCCTACCCAATCTTGCAATCCTTCTTTAGGATATGCAACATATGCACCAGCGGCAGCAGTGTCTTCAAGTTCATCGCGTTTTATTCTGTTGGGAACTTGGAAGCCTCTGCGATGACACTCATTGATAATGGCCTGTTCAGTAACAGCCACAGCACCCATTGTGGTCTGTAACAACACAGTACATTCATGTGCTAGTTTATTACTCAAGTCGATAAACTTCAATTTCTTATCTAGTTTATCTAACAATGCACAGTCTTGACGGTTGTATTCTATAAATTTTCGAAAATCATTTTTGTATAATTGATCAAGAGTACCTTCGTAAACTGTTTTGGTCTCCCCTACCTCCATCTCACCGATGGCATCCAGTCGATAGGTATGCCGTTCTTCATAGGTGTATTTGCGATACAGTTCGAGACTGTCTAAATGCACCCGTCCGTGAATGTCGTAAGTGATAGCCGATTTACCATACTTTTCATATTCACGTTTTTTGGGATATTGGTCCCAAAGACAAAGTCTGCGAGTATCATCCTTGCTGAGCACTTTGGTAATGCGGTTTACAGTGTAAGGCATATCAAAGCCTTCGCTGTTCCAACCACTTAAGATGTCTGCATCTTGAATCAAATTTAAGAAAGTATCTAATATGTCTGCTTCGTTGTCAAAGATGTGTGTGTTGGGAATATCCTTGACCAATTGTTGCGCCTGTTCAACTGACATGCCCTTGGGAGGCATAGCCAAACAGACCAGTGTGTCTAACCATTGTAGGTGAACAGCGATAGCAGTAATTGGCATGAATGCATCTTCGGGTGAAGCATAGCCACGTTCTGGATCAAAGTCCACCTCAATATCCCAAAACGCCACATTGAGTTTGGGAGCCTCGGCGTTTAGATAATTTTCACTTAACGTTGAAAAGATTGGATTAATATCTGCTTCGTAAAGTTTTTTGTTGCTGTGAATAGCAAGTTCTTTACGGAAATCTTTACTGTTTTTAGATACCACTCGTGACAATGGTTCTCCAAAAATACTTTGATATTTGCCCTTGGGGTCTTGATGATAAAACGTGTAGCGAACTGGATATTCTTTAAATATCCGTTTACCTTCGTTACTACGTTCAACTATCTTGATGATATCAGCATCACGCTGAAAAAATGCGTCTACATACAAATTGTTTTCTCCTATGCAATTTATGGCTTGCAAATACCTACAATGCGGATTATGGCCACGCCTGCCATTACTTTTTATTTAGTGTATAGTTAGGCATGAATTTTATTTTCTTTTAATGCTTGCATGAATGTTTTAAAGATATGAATACCTTCGTCGGCAGCAACGCCGCCGTCTCCATTTACATAAGCACGAGCTTGCTGGAATTTGGCTTCCCATCCGTTTTGGTCACATAATTCTGTAAAAGTATTTCTAAAATTATCAGTATTATGTTTTCCACCATGCCAGATGTCGACCCAGAATCGGCCATTCTTATAAGGAACAATACCAACGTTCATAGAACTAGCACCTAATTTAATATGGCTAGCATATCGTCCAGTTACATTAGTAAATAATCCAGGATTGTTATTTGCAAGATCTTGCAATAAACTTACTTTTTGAGGATCTGGTTCTGTTCGAGTTCTTACATTTGAAGTGTATTCAATATCACTTCCTCTTATTAGTGGAACAAAATCAACGAATGGTTTTTCGTCGCCGTAGATAAGTGTTTTGAGCAATGTGATACTAAAGTTATGATCAGTATTAAGAGACCTTACAAAACTCATGATATACTCATCGGCATCTTCGGATAAAATTACACCTTGTTCGCATCCCTTGTCCCACATATAGTACATGATTTTACTAGCATGCACAGAGTCTAACCAGCCGGTAGCATCCTGGCTTTCGATTACTAGTAGAACATTGCCTTCTGCATCTTGAACTGTTAAATCTACACGTTTCGAATCTGCAGTCGGATCTTCCGGTTTAACAGTATATCCGTCTTCGATGGCAAGATTTAATGCATCTAATAATCTTTGCTGAGTGGCCAAATCTTCACTAATAAATTTAGTAAAAGGAACTTCTCCGCCAAATGAGGTTTTAATGCTTGAACGTCTCATCAAAATACCATCCTTATTAATCCAACAGTGTCTATGGTAGTCAGCAGACAATAGTTAGCCAGCATACCAAAAGATTTCCTAGTCCAAGCAGCCCAAGCATACATAGCACAGCCAAGAATCCAAAGGGGATAAAGAGTAAGAAGCGGAGGAGTGGGTACGGTGAGCGCCATTGTAATACTACAACCAATGCTAATAGCCCAAGCAAAAAGTTCAATAACAAAGCGAACTCGATTAGACTTAAAGTCATCACGTATCCAATCAAATGTTGGTTTTAATAGTTCATTCATCTTTGGGTAAACGTCCAGTAACACCCAAAATCATTTCGATGTCGTTCCATGCCTGTTCGTGTTCTTTCCAATTGTCCTTGTGTGCAATGGTAATGGCTTTGTTGATAACACTGGGTTTAACTTCTAATTCTTCGGCTACTGCTTTGACAGTTTCTCTAAGCCCTTCTTTGAGGTCTTCAACTTCACGTAAGATATTTTGGCCTTCGTTAATTAAACGTTCCAATTTGGCTTTTTCTTCGGGTCCATACATTCTAGTTGACATAATTACTCCTTGATGTTATAGTATACACTACTTAGTAACTCTATGTCAACATCAAACATGAAAAACTTACTTGCTTTTGTTTTAATTTTTAGCCAAAGTGTCTATGCCCAGCATTGGGATGATCCCAACAGAAAGTTCGACATGAACAAAAATACTCACGAGGAAATGTCGATCACAGTAAAATCCGTACCCAATGTTCAACAAGCATGTGAAACAGAAAGTCGTCGACGATTGGGCAAATCATTTGGATTTGCAGTTAATGCATGTAGTTTTTGGGATGGCAATCGTTGTGTAATCATCGTGCCTCAAAGAGTCAGCATGCACACATTAGGACATGAATTATTGCACTGTTATCAAGGTAACTGGCATTAAAAAACCGCCCATTGGGCGGTTTTTGTTTATAGACCTGCTAAAGATTTTATTCTTTGTAACATTGATTCGGCAGCAGGGGTATCACTTATTTGTCCGCCTCCTGGTACTGCCTTACCAGGTAATGCAGGACTAGCAGGTTGTGCCGCACCTCCACTTAATGCTGCCTTTTCTGCTTGTAGTGTAGCAATATAACGTGCATTTGGTGGTAAGTTTGGATTGCTGGTTTTACTAAATCTTGCAATCTCTTTATCAAATTCTTGAGGTGTTTTATATCTAGGTTTCACACTTCCAGTAGCCGGTTGTGCACCACCGCCTGCTGGCTTAGGTGCCTGTGCTAGTTGTGCCGCTGTTGGTCCGCCTTGACCTCCACGCCCACTACCTGCCATTCCGGGCTTTTGTGCAGATAGAATAGCACCTGCAGTGTTAGGACCAATAATACCGTCTGCTTTTAATCCGTTGTCTTGTTGAAACTTCTTAATAGCAGCAACATCTGGCTTACCGCCTTTTAGTAGACCCATTGAGGCTGCATAAGCAGTGATTGCAGGAGTCATTGATTTATTAGCAGCTGGTGCCGCTGGCTGTGCTGCCCCTCCGGCCGGTTTCTCAGCACCTGGCGGTTCTTGTAACGGAGCATTTGTGCCATCATCATATTTCTCACCCGTTTCTGGATTGATTCCAGCTGGGACTGTTGGCGTTGCACCTGACTGAGTTGTTACTCCAGGAACTTCTCCAGTATCGCCTCCCCCTGCCGGTTTCTCAGCACCTGGCGGTTCTTGTAACGGAGCATTTGTGCCATCATCATATTTCTCACCCGTTTCTGGATT